GTGAGAGGAAATAACAAAAAGCTGTTATGCTTTATGCCCTTCTGACTCAAGTGTCGTTTTATAATGCATTCTGAGTTAGGAACATAAAGTTCCCTAGCGCCAAGATACTATAGTTTACTATAGACGGTAAATTAGAGGGAGAGGGGGTTTATTCCTCTTACAATCTAATTAGACCGTACTACCTCTTATCGAGGACCTACCCCCCCGTGAGGGAAAGGGAGGTTAGTGGTATTTTGGTTCCGATCTCATTTTTAACATTAAGTTAGCTTCCTTCCGCAAGGAATAGCTAAATAATGTATAGATTTGCTGAACTTGGTCCCTCCTTGTGAGGATAGGCAAGTACTCAATTTTGAGTATAGTTCAGTTCTGTTCTTAACAGAAACTATGATTAAGAAAGCTTTAATAAGCAACCAGGTTCATTTACTATGAAATCAATTCATTCTAAAGTAAACTTGGCATCTCAATCTAAAAATGTGTTTGTTGATTCTTTAAAACAACGTATTCTTACGTTGGAAAAGGTTATCAACTCGAAACTGAAGACCATTAATGGTCTGGTCCTTAGAAATAAGGGCCGGGGACTAATCGGATGAATTTTAAAATTCATCCGTGGCGTCCTCCCTCGTTCATCCAAATCTGTTGTAAAACAGGTGGCTAGATTTTGCTTCCGGTGTAACCGGATTGCTTATCATAGTGGATTAAAGGGTCTTGTCATTTATTTAAAGGCTTGTCAAGTGATGCTCCAACAAGTTGTTGGAGGTTACAAAGTTGTTGACCTGTCGGAATTAAAGGTTAGACCTTCTCGTAATAGAGTTGGCCTTCCTCTTATAATTCCAGCAGGTGTTCGAGTCAGGATTAGTCGGGATAGAGATATCCGACTGATTAGGTTGTGAATGTCTTTATTCGGCCTTTATAGAATTTTGGATTTTCCGGGTCATTTAGATCTGGGTACCATCACTTCGAAAGGGGTCGATATAGAGAAATTCCTTCCTGTTTGAGAACGGTTCTTACGAACCGAATTCAAACCTAACTTAAACAAACTAATTGGCAAGTTTCCTCAATTAGGATCTCCTAGAATGTTTCCGATCTCTAAATCTGGACCCACCACCTATGCTATATGTGGTGCATCCAGTGGATTTGTGAATAGCTCTTTATGAGCTTTGATTTTAGCGGCACGAGTTTGGCTCCGAGTTGGACCCAAATCCGAGCTTTTAAAATCACTAAAATTATTCCTTAGTAATTTTCCTGGCCATAAGACTTTTATTAGTCGTATGGAGACAATCGCTATGGCAGATCACCCTACTCATGATCGGCGACCAAATGTTGTTATTCAAACACAACCTTTGGGGAGACTCGGTTTTAAACCCGAGCCTGCCGGTAAGATTAGAGTTTTTGCCATGGTAGATGCCTGAACTCAATGGTTAATGTACCCTCTCCATGAGTGGATCTTTTCTTTATTAAGAAAGATTCCTCAGGATGGAACTTTTGACCAAATGAGTCCCGTTAAATTACTTCAGGATAAGTATAGTTCCGATCCTAGAGGTTTATTTAGTTCTATTGATCTCTCGTCTGCAACTGATAGATTGCCTATATCTCTTCAAAAGTCCCTTCTTAAGGTTCTTTTAGAAGATATAGTACCCGATTCTTTATCTTTTTCCGAAGCATGAGCGGATTTATTGGTAAATCGAGAATACCAGATCCCTGAGAAGGCCATAGAAGACTACGATCTAGATAAAAATCTAGTATCTGTTAAGTATTCTGTTGGTCAACCAATGGGAGCGTTATCCTCGTGAGCTATGTTAGCTCTCACTCACCATGCGATGATGCAATTTTGTTCATCAAAGCGCGGTAAGTGATTTACTGATTACGCTGTGCTAGGAGATGATGGGGTCATAAAAGGTTCATTACCTACTTCTCGATATCAATCGCTTTTGAAGTTAATAGGTGTTAAGGCGGGTTTAGCAAAGTCTATTCTGGCAAAAAATCGATTTGTAATCGAGTTTGCTAAGAAATTCTTTGTGGACTCTACCACAGCTAACATGCTTCCTTTTAAGGAATCAGTAGCTACACAATTATCAACTTCACTAGTTGTTGAATTCGTTCGTAAGTATGACCTTTCTCTTAATAGCATATTATCCTTTTTGGGTTATGGGTATAAAACTAAGAGTAAAGCAGTTTCATCTGCTTACTTTAAGTTGAATACTCACCTTAGAGTACTCCTAGTGTGATTGTCACATCCTAAGAGTCCTCTTGGTAGAAAAACATATGTCGAGTGACTATTTCAAAAGTCGTGACACTCCTCACACGCTTTAGATTCTAAAGTAGTGTTGGAAGTACTGCGGCTGATGAATACTTATAATCAGGTTAAATCCCGAGAATTAGTATCTAGTTATACTCGATATTATGAATCTATATCCCAACTTGATAAAGTGTATGATGAGAAATATCCTATTTCCCTAATTAGCATTAGCACCTCTGCTTTGGACCAGGCCTATACCAAAGGTAAATTACCTTGGAAGGCCGTTCTTAGCCCTGATCTAGATTCTTCAGATGTCGACTTCGACTTTCTGACGGGATCTAGTGGAGGTGGTATGTCTAATCATGGTTATAGATATAGTTCTCTTCATTCTTTATCATTAGGTCTATCCTATGAAGAGTTTATGGCTCCCATTTACTCCAAACTTTACGAGCAGTTACCGGTGGATTTAAGTCATTTAAATCTACCAGATGATGTTCGTCTAGTTGCGGAGATGTTAGAATCTGCTATTTGATTGCAATTTGAGATGGATGATCTAAAAGGATCTATTCCTTCGAAATTTTGATCTGAGGAAAGAGTTGAAGAACGTCCCTTTCGGGATTTCTTAACTATCTATAAATTTTGACAAGATCTTAGTAAGCCTATATGATCTTTTAGTTACGGTAAAAGTATTCCTACTCTTACTGTTCCTAAAAGACCTAAGCCTGAACGAGGTTCAAAAGAAGGATTGGTAAACCATCAATCTTCCTCGGGAGGATCTTTATGATTCTTCCCTTGGGTAGATTTCCTAGTGATGGCAGTTCTAACATTTTTGGTGTTAGAATTCTTGCATTGCCGATCTCAGTCTGGGGAGGTTTGAGACCCTCCTTTCTTCTATAATATTATTAGTGAAGAGACAGAATTGTTACTGCCAACTGAGACAATCATCGTAACTCCTAGCGATTTCATTGCTATTAGTATGATGGTGGCGGGCGCATTGCTAATTACAGGATCTATTATCATGAGTTACTACCAAGGCCATCCATGGGCTTGGTTAGGAATTTATGAGACTGAGATTACCTCGGTCCCTGATATTACTATCCAAACTACAGGTCTCCAAGAAATTGGAGATACTGTGATGGCTGGTGATGTCATGGTATCAGGTCCCCTAAGTGCTAGTTCACTTAGTCTGATCCAAATTCGTTTGGAAAATCAGGCTCTGTTGGACAACTTAGCGATCTCACCTATTGGAGATTTATGAATTTCTCCTTGATAGGTTGATGACACCAATCACTTCACTCTTGGGTTTAAAACCAGGAGGGAAAATTTTCGATGCACATCTGAGTGCCAAGCTCTTACGCAAATAAACTCTTCGAGTTGGGGTGCGTAAGTGACGAGCCA